ATGATGACACTGCCGGCGATCAACACTGATGCCAGCAAGCAGGAGAAAGAACAGATAAGTCAGACAGTTCAGGAAATGTTTGAAGAAACTGAATTCTGGTCAGTAAGCGCATAAAGCCTTTCAACATCCGCTACAGCATCGCTTCGTAAAAGCTGCAGCGGATTGATTCCCAACACAGCACCCTATTGTTCAGGTTTGTCCGGCCAGGCAATTTCCAGCGGATTACTGGTATCAATCCTGCTTATCAGTACCGAATATCTTTCCCATTCAGTGAGCAGTGCTATTTCTTTATCGGTTGCCATGCCTAACCTGACTGCCCGTTCAAGTGGTGTAATCGCGGCATCGGCTTCCATAAGCAGCGCCTGTTTTTTTGCTTCTGCCTGCCGCTTTAGTTCTTCATCTGTGTACTGGCGTGGAATAACTTTTTCCCCGTCAAAAACCCATCCCCCGAAGATGTCACAACCATCAGGAATACTGTCAACATCAACAACCGTCAAACCACCGGGATAAAGCCGTGATGCATCTTCGCTGATACTACGAATAATGCCAGTATCGTTTTCGATTGCCAGGCTGTATTTCTTTGTGAATTGAGACAGCGATTTATACCAGTCCTTTCCTGTGGCATCTATAAAATACTGAATGCCATCACCTAAAAATAATTCATCAGGAATGTAGCGTTGCAAGTTAATCAGTTTCATTTTTAGTTCTCAATAATAGCCCAGACATTATTACGACGCGTTTGCAATGAACGGTATAAGGCCACGCCAACCTGATTACCCTCGTTACCGTTCCCCCCTGTAAGAAAACATCCAGATGGAGCTTCTACAAGTCCGCCGTCCATAGTCATGCTGGCCTGTGCGCCGCGCTGTACACGGTTGACAAAGTTTTGGTTAACCCATTCATAGGGTGCTCGCAAGTTAATATTATTGTCACGGGCAACCAGTTGAGCAGTTAACCAGTCGCTCAACAAACCGCCCCATCGCGCCCCCTCGATATTTCCGTCACCCCATACAATCGTATTACCAACATGCATAATATCCGGGCAGTAAAACTGTCCATTTTTACCAAAAACAAAATCACCGCCGCCGTCATCGCCATTACTGATGCGAATACCGTCGCCACCTTTGTCCTTGAAGATATAAGCACGAATAGAACCGTCTTCATTATGGATAATAAAACTCAGCCGGTAATCACCCTTGAGTGTCAGGTTTCCGGTCATCGTGTCGCCATTTTTATCAACGGCATTAGCAGCTTTATCAACCGTAGGCTTTAAGCCGATATTCTGGACAAACAATGGCGGATTCGGAATATCAGCGCCGTTCCGGTCTTTTGCCAGTCGCGCATTCGCATTATCCATCGCGATTTTGACAGCCAGTGGAGTCGCTGACTGTGTTTCACTGGTGCTGTTCACCGCACTGTTAAGCTGGAGCAATCCCTTTTGTTGTGTAGAACCATCAACGACACCAATTGACTCCCGCGATGTTTTTTGTGCTTCCGCGCCACGCGCTTTTATCTCTTTCAGGTTCTGGTCTATACGCAGAAATAATCCGTCTCCTGTGGAAACATTCAGCGTGATGCTTGAGGTATCTGATACTGCCAGGCGAAACTGCATATTTACGCTGACACCACCAACAGGTTTATCGATCGATGGGCAGTTTGCCACCGCGTAAAGTTCTCCGGTATCCGTCATTAAACCAACTTCACGAACGGTAAATCCACCAATCCCGGTCGGCAGAACGATTTTCGCCATTAACTGTGTGGACTGTTCCGGTGACACAACCAGTTCAGCGATATCTCCCCGGTAAGTTTCATTAATCAACCGGACTTGCGCCGGATCAGGCTTGACCTGCTTGCCATTACTGTCACCCACCACAAAGTGAGTCAGTGTAATCAGACGACCACTGGCAAGCGCCTCTGCCTCCAGTTCTTTACCCCGGTTAGTGATAATTGAGTAGTAATCAGCCATGAGATTCCCCGGCAAAAATGTCCACATCGATATGCGCTGTTGTCGCACCCGAAATATAAAAAGCACCGTCCATCCCCACATTCGCCATCACATCAATTTTGCTCAGATAGCTACGCAGGTTCTTGGCACGGTCAGTAAGCTGGCGTATCTGATGATAGAGAGCGTCACTGACCCCTTCACTGCTCTGTACTTCGATCCGGAAGGTGTAAGGTACAGCGCGTGGGGTGTCTTCCCACCACTCAACCACGGTCGTGGGCAGGTTCACTGACCCAAGAGAACGGCGTACCGCCCCGGCCGTTCCCCTGTGCTGATGAACATAAGCGGCATCTTTTATCACCTGCCGCTTTTGCGCCTCTGTCCAGCTGTCATCCCAGAAATCAACAGCATGCTCCCAGGCCAGCCAGGGGAGAAGATGCGCCGGGCAGGTATCAGGGTTTTTGGACTTGCGCACCATATTGGTATCGAGAGTGGCGATTTGCTCAGTGCTGGCCTGCTCCTGCGCCCGCTCTTCATGAAATGCGCCAGGAGGCAGCAGGGATCTAAACTTAGCCGTCATTGCTGCTGACCTCCCTGCGGGTGACATTGATGGCGGTACACCACGGTGCTTTACCCGCTTCCGCTTCCAGATCTGCCACCGGAGAAATCAGTCTTACCCTGACCACACCGGATTGCTGCAGAGCTGCATAAATGGCGGACAGGGGGACGACGGTTTTAATCCGATGGGAAAGCGTGGTGTATGACCGTAAAACATCGATGGCATTATTCAGCACTGTACTGGCGTCCGGTCCTTCCGGAATTTCCAGTTCTGCCGTAACAGCATAGTTTGCAATCGTGGCACTTTTTATCGTCACATAGTCCGTTAACGGGCGGATTTCATCCGCATTCAGTGTGCTGTTAACCTTATCAAGCAGGGGCTGTCCCGCTGTCCCATCCCCGGTACGGGAAAGGACATAGACATCAACGTAGCCGGGCCGGTTATGGGTTTCCGGCCCATAGGCATCTGCATCCAGCACATCCGTATCGGCAGACTTTGCATGAAAGCGGTAAGCGTTACGCGCGCCTGCTGTATTCAGCTGTGCCCATGAAAGCTGGATACGTTCGCGAAATGCCGCATCGCCTTCCAGCTCAGGCTCCACAGGCGGAACAGCAAGTGGATCGCCGGGCTTAATCACCTGCCGCTTAACGTTGAATGCGGCACCTATCTGGTCAAGGTCAGCCTCTTTTGCACTCGCGAGAAATACCGCCCGCACGGCATCATTAACCCGCTGAAAAGCCAGCGTCAGCTGATAGGCATTCACCTCCCCCTGTTTAAACGTCGGATCGGATTCCACCAGCGCATCAAACTGCTCATCAAGTTCCCGCAGGCGCGCCAGCCACCGGGTGAAGATTTCCGTCGCATCCGGCACCACAATGGCATCCGGTACGTCCAGTTCTGACAGGTTGATCACGTCATAGCTGCTTGCCATAAATCGTTATGTCTCCCGTTCTGACAGGTAAATTGGTTTCCTTGTTGATCCCCTCGATATCCAGTACACAGTCGGACTTCCCTTCAGGAAAGGAAACAAGCACACGGGTTACCTTCAGCCGCGTCTCCCACCGGGCCAGTGCGGTCGCAGACGCGGCGATTATTTGTAGACGGGTCATATCATCCCGTGGGTTATCCACCAGCGAAAACAGATCACTGCCATAGTCACGGACAAGAACCCGGCTCCCGATGGGCGTGGTCAGTATGTCGCTGACGGACTGGCGCAAATGGGCGACGCCGGACAGGCGTTTTCCGGTCCGGTTGTTTACACCGTTCATGATTAAATTCCGTTGCTGATTCGCCGGATGGCGGGAGGGTTAACCGAAGTAGGACGGGCCTGTTTTGTCCTGCTTTTCTGATTTTTTCGAAGCCGCTGCGGGTTTACGAATGTCCACGACAAGGTTGTAGGTGTAGCTGAATCCTGCTGACGTCAGAGAAAAGACCAGAGACTCAACCACCCAGGCCCGATCCTCACGGGAGCCAAAACCGGAAGTCGTCACACCTGCCTCTGCTGTCAGCGGAACATGTTTGGGGCGACATGGCCCCGTGAGCGTCATTTTCTGCTCGTTACGTTTCGCCTGGGTTTTCCTGGAGTTTGCCTGTTGCTCGGCAGTGGTTTTCTCCGACTGGGTATAGGGATTGATCATCGCCGGGCCATCATGTTCAACCGTGGAGGTCTTTGTCGTACCATCCTCCTCGTCGTAATAACGCACACCGATTTTCTCTTTGGCTTTTCCTCCGCTCCCCGTAGCTTTCCCCGTCGAACTCCCCCGCTCACCTTCACTGTAGGACCAGTTTGATACTTCATCCGGTGTGATGGTTATCCCGCCAGTCTGTTTCCCTGAAGCCGTTACCGTGGCTCCCTGCTGCAAAAAAAGCCAGTAACCGCCTGATGGTTTGCTCACTGCATTGTAGTCACGCGCAAGCCTTGCGAGCAGGTTGGCATCAGATTCCGCCACCTGATCGATGTGGCTGATATGAATATCTTTCAGTGCGTCGGCCACGCGGGGAATAAGCCCGTTGTCGGTGGCCACGGTTTTGACAATATCGGCAAGGCGAAGGTTATCCCAGCTCCGTGTCTTCTGGCTTGTCACGTCTCCGGGTTGTTTCTGTGCATTCATCGGCGCGGCGGTCGCATACAGCTCGATACGCCTTGGCGGGCCACCGCTCGAGACGCCACTGACAACAAACCAGCCTTTATCGATCAGTTGTTCATTGAATCCCAGAGCGACCTGAAGCCGGGCACCTTTGGTGGGAAGCGCCAGCGTTTCAGAGATGAGACTGATTTTCAGTTCATCTGCTTTTGCTGTTGCCCCACCATAATCCGTCAGGGTCAGTTCACTCAGGCACTCTTGCAGCACCCGGGTTATATCTTTCCCTTCGGCCTGTATGCTGAATGCCGGCGCATATTCCGGCCTTGCTGTCTGATCTGCCATATTAATCCCATAAACTAAATGGCGATTCCGCAACGGGCATCACCAGATCCGGCAATGTGATGTACAAGCCGGAAGGATACACAGCCCCCTGCTCCGCCAGCCCCTGATTGGCCTCCAGAACCTGAGTCACTGAGTCTGAAAGATTTTCAGTACCGTAATGCACGGCGCAAATCGCATCCAGTACGTCCCCGTCACGGGTTTGATAGATCGTCGGCATAGTGTTTCAGCGTCATCGTCCAGTTTTTATTTCGGTGACCGCCACCCGGTAAAAACTTACTCGTCGTGTCTGAAAAGTCGGTCACCACCCACCACCCCAGCACATCACCTTCTCCGCTGACAAGCTGCTGGGGTTTAGCCTGATCGGCAAGATCAAATAAATCATTCACCCCTTCCACGCCTTTACGGAAAAAGGCGTGAGACTGCCCTTCAAGCCTGACAGTACGCCCGGGCTTTCCGGTGTACTGAAGAAGGTCCTGTTTGCCAATGCGTTCCTGTTCACTCCAGCGCCAGCTGGCCTCACGGGTGAGCTGATGATAAGCCGTTGTATCAATCGAAAAGGCAAAATTCCCCAGCATCATCATGACGCGGGCTTCCTGCCCACCCCGTAATGCGCTGGTACTGCGCTGACCGGAATCTTCAAAGATCGGGATAATTTCACTCACCAGAGAAATCCCCCATCCAGAAGGCTGTTATCACCATTAAAGGCAGAATTGTTTTTCGTCACCGTTGTCACTTCATCTGCAATGGCTTTCTCATCCTGTCCCGGCGCGCCATTAATTTCGAATCGGTATTCGAATTTTCGGTTGTCTGTGACCTGCCTGGATGGTGGCTGTTTATCCAGATTGTCCATACGCTGAAGCAAGGTATCCCAGTACCCGATATCTCCCCCCGACGAATCAGAGGGTGGTTGCACTGAACGCCCCTTGTTCCTCTGTAGCGCTGTATTCCAGTTTAAAAGCGTATCGCCGCCTTCCGGTGTCAGGTATTTATCAAGCGATTTATTAAATGCCTCTTCATCATCACTAAAAAAGCCCCGCGTTGAGGCGTATGACTTTTTAACATCGTCAGCGAGGTCTGGATTGTCCTTCAGTTGCTGCTCAAACCATTCTCCCTGCCCTTTGCGTCCCGCAGTCATTCTGGCGAAATCCACCGACCCAGTCATAGCCAGTGACTTCAGCACATCCTTTTGATCGCTCCTGTCATCTGGCAACAGCCAGGACAGCTTTTTAGCCAGGGCGTAAATAATTTTGCCGACAAAAACCACCCCCTGCCCGAAAGACAGAACGCCGGGATAGAGATCGTTTCGCAGAAAAGTCACAATGCGCCTGACACCACCACCTTTGAACCAGTCGGCAAGATCATCCGTCAGGCGCCTGATATCAGGCGCCAGTTCATTTCCCAGTTGGCCGGAAATTTCTGCGACCGCAGAAGAGAAAACAGTGCGGAGATTATTGATAGCCTGATTACCCGCAACTGCCCCATCAGCGCCCTCTTTGGTCACAAGGTTGTAGCGCAGCTGTTCGTCCATCAGGTCGCGGTAGCTCCGGCCAGACTGCTTGATAAGCATCAGCAGTTTGCTCGCTTCCCCGCCAAAAAGAGAATCCAGTGCGAAGGAAGCTTTTGACTCATCCTGAAGGCTGAGCGCCCGTTCAACAATTTTGTCGAATTGCGCCATATCACTGAGCCCGGCAAAATCACCTGCTTTGAACCCGAGCGTTTCAAAGGCATCCTGCAGCGAGCTCTGCTTACCGTTCTGTTTATACTCCCCGGATTTGTGCAGATACTCTTCAAAGAGATCGCCAATGTTTTCCGCATTCATATCGTACTGCTTCGCCAGAGAATCCCAGGCATTAAACGTGGCCACGTCCACGCCGTAACTTTTTGCCACATTCGTGCGGGTTGCCGTTTCAGCATTGGTGGCAGCTGGCGCTATCAGTGTGCCAAGTGCTGAAGCCACCACGCCGCCACCGCCAATAGCCAGCCCGGATCCAAACATCCCGCCCACCTGCCCGGCGATCCCCAGACCGCGCCGGAACAGACCTTTACCGGCTCCTTTGAATGCCTGAATGCGCTGTGCTTTTTGCATCTGTACATTCAGTTTCTGTTGCTCTGCCTCCGTTTTGCGGATTTCCCTGGAAACATCGGTATAGCGGCGCTTCAAATCGCCCAGGCTTTCACCGGCCAGTTTGGCGCGTTTGATTTCTGCTGCCAGTTTGGTCTGGTCTTTTGTCAGTCGCTCAGACTGCTTTCCGACATCTTTCAGGCTTTTTTGCAGACCATCGGCAGATCGTTTCCATGAATTATCCAGGTTTCCGCCAAAGGTAATGACGGCCTTAAGGTTCTGGCTTATTGCGCCCACGGTTCATCGTCTCCAGTTCGTCGGTCAAAAAAACAGAGAAAGTGCTGAACGGCATATCGAGGTATTCCGCCATCGGGAAATGCAGCCGCCGCCCCAGAAATCTTATTGCCCGGAGGAGTCCGCATTCGGTCGCTTCGCGGGCGGGAGCATAAAAACGTTAAAGGCATCCAGCAGTTGTGAGTAATCTGCCGCCGTCATCAGCCAGAGATCCTGTTCACTGAGATTGCACAGCAGCGCAATCATGCGGGCTTCTTTCTCTTCTTCGTTGCCGCGGTCTTTGGCATGAGTGATGCGATCACGAACCAGCGGTTCACGCATGGTGACTTCATCGATCACAACCCCGTTATCAAGTGATACGGGGGAATACAGTTTTATAACGCGGGTTTCACCAGGAAAGCTCATAGGATGCTCCATAAAAAAACGGCCCGCAGGCCGTTACAGTGGTGAGATAACAGTGAAATCAGAGACGCACTTTGGCAGCCAGACCTGAAAGGACATCAACGCCATTCACCCGGCGGGCAAAACGCTCTGTATCAATGGCAAACAGTTCTCGCCCGTCCAGTGACTGACGGTAGTAGCTGACAGCAATATCAACCGTCACAGCATTTTCGGAAAGCGTGTCCTTACCCCGCGCATCCGGCGTGACGGTCTGTACAAACCCCTCAATTTCCTCAACCGTACCGCGCGCAGTACCGTTACCGAGATAGCCCTGATAAGCCGTAAAGCGTGAACGGCTGCCACTGACAAAACCGAAGCTGGCCAGCATGTCCGTATCTATCCCATAAAATTTAACCTGACAGGTCAGTGCTTCCATGCCGTCATCAACCGGGGTAGGCGCATCCTGTGCGCCGGTACGCATATCCGTTTTAACAATTGCCAGAGACGGCGGCGTAAATTCATGCGCCCCCTGAATACGGATCCCCTGCCGGAAGAAGGTCCAGACGCGTAGTGTGTTTTTATCGCTCATGCTGCAAGCATCTCCTCAAGCGCATAGTTATTGTTCACCCGGACGCGCAGGCTGATAAGTTCAGTCGGCGATTTCGGACCAAAGTCATAGTTGATGTACAGGACACCCGACGCCATGGTTTCCGCGGTGTTCAGTTCTTCATCCAGCCAGGCCCGCCCACCGAATATGGCGCCAAGACCGACCAGTTGCCGCATATAGGCATTGATGGTGCCGATAATGTCATCCGCATTTTCCCGGTCCAGTGGGCGGTCAACATACTCCAGCATGGTTTCCTGAATGCTGTCCTCAATAACATCAGCAGTACGGCGGACAGATTCAAAACGCCACTGAGGATTGGTTGCACACAGGCGGTTCCCCCAGTGTTTAAAACCTGCCCGGCGGATAATGGTGGACACGTTCTGCATGTTGAGCAGGTTTGCATCGCAGTTCTCATCCCCGAGGATAAATTCATCGATCTGCTCAACACCGAGGATGTTGTTGATGTCCTGGTTCGACTTGCTCCACCACCAGCCTTTTTCAAAGTCGATGCGGGCGCGTAATCCGGCAGCAAACGCAGAGTATGGGCGATAAACCAGCTGGCCATCTGCATCACTCGCCTGGACCCGCGGGCGCAACAGTTCAGTTCGTGCGCCATAGGACTGGCGACGCTGTACCACTTCCTGCAGCGTCGCACCGGAGGCGCAGTCAACATATGCGACGGCGCGCAATTTCCCGGCCACGGTTTCCAGCCCCTTACCAACCGCATCGTCCTCACTGAAACCCGGTGCAATCACAATACGCGGCTGGTACGTGGTAACAGATTTCGCTGATGACAGCGTGCCGATCCCCTTCAGTACCGCCGCGCGTTGTTTTGCCACATCGTTTTCATCTGCAACACGCACCACCACCGTCAGCGCATTACGCTGATCGTTAATGTCTGTCAGTGCCTGTTTCAGCGTACCTTTTTCACCCAGGCGGGATAACAGCGTGGTGCCAACGACCGCCACCGGCGTATTAAGTGGAAAGGGTTCATCTTCCCCCCCAGCTAATTGCAGGCTGAAGGGCTGGACAATCCCGTCACCTAGTCCGACCGCACTGACTTTTGCGCCATCAACACCACCGACAGCCTCAGCAACGTCTCCGGGTTTAGCCGTGATCGCACCGTGCTCATCACATCCCAGCGTGATTTCCAGTGTGAGCGATTCAGGATCCCAGCGAGCTGACGTCGCAACCGCAGCAGGATTTTCGGCTGCCGGCTGTCCGGCCAGCGCAGCGACATTGATGACATTGCCTTGCCGCCCCTTAATGGTTGCAGTGAAGTCGATAACGTTATCGAGAATGGGTGTACCGGATGATCCCGATGCGGCGGTTCCGCCAGACGCATCCGGTGCCGTTCCTACCAGGCCGATAATGGCTGTCTGGATCGTGGTAACCGCCACCGTACCCGAGGTGAGTTCAATAGTTTCAACGCCATGTAACTGAGACATGCTTTTTCTCCAGGCATAAAAAAACCTGCCGCAGCAGGTCACATTTTCTGATTGGGTTTATCGGTGAGCCCACCGCTGTCGCCGGGGTGATCGTGGTTGTTAAATACTTCACGTATCTTGCTCATACTGCCGGATTTATCCGTTATCTCCTTTGACGCGCCGATATTTCCTGCAACCAACGTGTCAGCATTAATCCAGGTTTTGCCCTGGACCGTCAGGGTATCCGTAATTTCAACCGGACCATCCAGCGTACCTTTACCGACAATTTTGTAGGTTCCACCATCAGCCAGCGTAATCGTCAGGGCATGCGCTTCCCTGTCATAACGGATCTCAGTCCCGTCGCTGTAACGGGTAATGTGCTCGCTGTCGCTTCCTTCCGGCACCGGCAGCTTTCCCGTATTCCAGCCGGGAAACACCCGTCCGTTGTTGAGTTCTCCGGCTTCGGACAGGACCGTAACCGCATCCCCCACGGCATATGGATTTGAATCAGCGCGGTTTGTTCCGGAAAACCCCTGGCACAACGGCAGCCAGGTCGTGATGATATCCCCCAAATCCACCCGGCATTTTGGGATGCGATCGTGCCTGACGGAGTGGATAACGCCGCGCCGGACAAGGTTCGCCAGTCTGCGCTGCAGGTCGCCTGCGATATCACTCATCGGGCTGAGCCTCCCAGATAAGCTGATAGTCATCCACATGATTACGGCCCGTATCAGGTGCAGCACCCAGCCAGGCCTGCTGCAGAGGCATGCCATTGTTTGCAAAGGGATCAGCACCAAATGCAGCCGCCTGGGTGAATGAAATACGCCAGACCAGATAATCATCCATTCGCGGATCAAACTCATCACGTTCAGCCGTGGTGAAAACCGCAGGCTCAATATGGCCCATACCAAACTGCTGCCCGTCAATCCATTGGGTAATATCGGCCGCAGCGGTTCTGACAAAAATCTCAGGCTGACTCACACCCGATCCGGCAGCATCCACCACCACGAAGAGATCACAGGTTAAATTAACGCCCAGTTGCCCCTCATTACCTCCGCCCTGTTCCCAGCTGTTAATCGAGAAATACACCGCGGGCGTGGTCAGGCCCGAAAAGCGGGGAATATTTCGTTCCGGATACGCACCGGTATCACGCACCCATCCGATTTTTTTTAATGCGTCAGTCACGGCATCGTGATACCGCCCCAGCAACAGTGGCTCGGCCATCGTTCGTTACCTCAGACAGAAATACGGGCTTTTACGCGCCCGCGAATGTCGGTTTCAAAGTGATGCATAAAAATCTCCATCGCTTCCGCAAATGCGTTGTCCTCGATGTAGTTCAGCATCGGTTCGTAGATATCCATTTCTGCTTCGCGTGTCCGGCGGGTCAGGGGATCGCGAATAACCACCGTCCGGCGATTATCCCGTTTTGAACGGGACACCTCCCCGTTTTCAAACGACCGTTCACTCAGCAGATTACCTTTTGGGGAAAATCCGGCGTTTTCTGCCTGGCGGCGCGCTTTAATAAAACGCCCCGTGTTGCGGTCACGCCGGGTATGGTGCGGTCGCAGCCGCCCGTTGATTCGTCCTTTAAGGTCTTTCACCTTAATGGCATTCAGCCCGAACCAGAGCCGGAAATTATCCAGCTGCGATCCCCGATCCAGACGAAAAGACAGCAAACGGCGCCGGACCAGATCCATACTGCGTGGGGCCAGCCCGTCTTTCAGATCCGCCATCGCTTTCTTTCGCAGCGTGGCGGCAGTACGCCTGAGCGCGCGCGAGTATGCTGCACGGAACTGTTTTTGCGTCGCACCAATACTGTCCGCAATTCGCCAGATAACATCCACATCAATATCGACGGGTAAATCCCGCCGCAGTCGAGACTCCCGCGCCATATCAGCTCCATTTATCGATCTGAGGCTGTGTTTTTCCGGGTTCCCCATATGCCAGCGTGACGCGGGTCCGCCCTTCTTCATCCGCGCCGATATGTGTCACCCGGTAAGGGATGGTGTTGATCACCACACCGTCATGTTTTTCGAGACCGGAAATATCCGCAGTCATTGCACTGAACGCCGGGGAATGGTTCTGAATTTCCCCGCCACCCGGTACACCCGACAGCGCATCCGGTGATTCAAAAATCACGGTCACCAGACGCGGGCCTTCACCCGTTTGCAGGCATGCAGGCACTTCTTCGGCAAACGCCCGGTTAATCCGGGCATCTGCTTTAGCCAAACGTTCCCGGAACCGGCTCATCAGAACCCCAGGCGGACGGCAACATCAGCATCATCCGCCTCAGCTGCTCCCCAGGCGGAGCCGACAACCGGATTTGGCGTTGCATCATCGCCTTTTGCCACCGTCAGCTTGCCGCCAGCCAGATACAGTTTCTGGCCTGCCGAAATTTCTTCTGCCGCTTTAGGCAGCACAAAAACACCGGCCATATGCAGTGTTCCCCACTCGCCAGCAGGAATATCGCTGTGTGCCACCCCGGCAATTCCGCCGACCGCCACCAGCGCACCGGATGAAACGGCATCAACACCCGCATTGTGATAATCCAGTGTGGTACCGTCCTGCTGATAGTTCTTCGCCATGTTTTTTCTCCATAAAAGGAAAAGGCGACCAGCGCCGCCTTCAGGGATAAAAAAACCGCCAGGCGGCGGTCATTATTTTTTGGTGACTTTAACCAGCCCGCGCCAGTCGAGCGGAGCCACCCCCGCATCAATGCGCACCTTGAATGCGGCGCCGTCCACAGTGAAGCCCTGCTGCTGTTCCAGATATGGCGTGTCGATACCGTCGAGATACGCCACTTCAATGGTGTCGCGCCCCTGCGCAGCGGTCAGGTAATAATCGGTCGGGCTGCTGTCATCCAGGCGGGCCTCAGAAGCCACGGTCACAAAGTTCTGGATCGGGTTAACGATCCCGCTGTTCGCGTCTGCACCCGGTACACTGGCGGATTTAATCAGCTGATTTGCCCGTGACTCAATTGCCACTGGCGTCAGCATGTAGGCCGGACGAATATTCAGACGGCGATCGCCGGATTTTTGCAGCAGCATTGCCTTACGCGCAGTATCCAGCCCTTCAATAGTCAGATCGGCTGTAACAAGGTTGCCGTGATCGGCGTGGAACAACGGCTTACCGTCCGACATTTTCGGGTTGCTGGTCAGTACCGCCCAGACCAGATCGCCGACAGTGGCTCGCGCAGCAAGCCCCATTGCCTGAGGGATACGCGTCAGCATATCCAGGTCGTCGTTGATAATAGTCTGGCGGTCAATGCTGAAAAGCTCACCATAGGTGGCCAGTGCAATAGGCTCACCACGATCTTTAATGGTGACATATTTATATTCCGCCCCGGCGCGAACCTTACGCAGCGATGCCAGTGATTCCAGGCCAACGCGGTGCGCGGTTTTGAAATCGGTCAGTGTGCCTTTACGGGTCCACTGTTCGAATGTTTCGCTGGCCTCATCCCAGCCAAGCAATGCCGCCTTATGCGCCACATCCATCAGGATATTGCCGAAATCGCTGCTGCTGTGGGTGAACGCCAGCCCAACCATCGCCTGTGCTGTACCGACACCAGAAATACCGATACCACGATCCACCAGCGAGGCGCGGGCCAGTTCGCGCAGGGTATACCCGTTGTAGGCGTTATCTTTTTCCGCCTGCGCATAGCCCGCACGGTTCATTACCGCCGCACGAATGGAATCACCAACAATGTTCCCGTTACCCGCATGGATGTGAACTGCACCCGGTCCAGCACTCGGGGTAGTCCCTGCCGCCAGCGCATTGAGCAATTTGGTGCGGGCCTGTTCCGCTGAGCAGGAAATATCCGTGATGCATTCCGCTTTCAGCGAGCCGAACGCAGGAAATGCATCAAACACAGCGGAAACTGCGCTTACTCGTTCAGTATTCGCTGCCTGCATCTGCTGCTGGAGCTGGGCGGCCAGCGCGGTAATGTCGATATTTCCTGCCATCGGTTGCTGGGTGGGTTGCGGTGCAGGTGGGTTATTTGCAGCCTGCGGAGCCGGGTTTTGTGTGGGTTGCGGCTGACTTGCAGGGGCTTCGGCGCGCGGCCCAAAAAGGTTGTTAATCTGTTCTGGCATATTCTGATAATCCTTCAGTTTATTTTGATTCACACAGGCCGCGGCCTGCAGTTCTGGTTCAAGCGTGTCAGCGAAACCTTTTTCCACCGCCTCCGCGCCATTAAGCCAGGTTTCAGCTTTCAGCATCGCTTCCAGTTCTTCCTGCCCCAGCCCGGTCTTGTTCATGTAGGCACTGAGCATCAGCGCTTCATTACGATCAAGCCAGGCAGCGTAATCACGCATATCATCGGAATCCCCGGCGATCCCGCCCCACGGTTTGTGCACCATCAGCCAGGCGTTTTCCGGCATATGCACCGTGGCGCCAGGCAGACAGACAATCATTGAAGCCATACTTGCAGCCACGCCATCTACCCAGATATCCAGCTTCGCTTTCAGACGGGACAAGGTGTTAAAGATGGCAAATCCCTGCATCACATCGCCGCCCGGGCTGTGGATATGCAGATCGACGGCACTGGCCTCAAACACTCCGGCCTCTTTACATTCGGAGACAAACTGCTGAGCGGTAATCCCCCAGCCGCCGATCACGTCATAGAGAAATATTTCCACGCGCCCTGCAGCCAGGGCGCGTATCTCATACCAGCACTGACCGTTTGCGGCATCGATACCAGCCACACTGGCACGGGGATTAATCATCGTCCCGCGACGGGGCGGGCTTATCATTTGCTGCATCAGGGAGCACTCCTTTATCGTTGGCGGCGTCTGAGTCAAACACCAGCCCGTTTTCTCGGTTGAATTGGGTTTCCCGGAGACGCTGACGTTTCACCTCCTGCGGATTCTTGCCACGTGCGCGCGTCCATTCGGCTTCTGTGCCTGCCCCTCCACGGACAATTGCCTTCCAGGCAGCAGCCTCTTTTCCCGGATCAATCCATGGCATGACTGGCCCAAGATAGAGCGCGTTGTAAAGGGATTTTTTGTCGACATCTTTGGGGATGGTAACGCCGCTGAGCAACGTCATTGCCAGCCAGTTTCGGTATACAGGACGGCTTTGCTGCCCAACAAACCACTGCTGCAGAACGTTGTAACCTTCAAAACTCTCAACCAGCTCCTGCCGCTGTGAACTGTAGGTACCGTTGTAATCCCGCGCGATGCTGGAATAACTGCCACGTGTCCCCGCCGCCACAGCGCGCATCTGACCATTTCTGAACTCATACAGATGAACATTCGGGCGATTCGACTCCACCATGCCCAGATCCTCGCCTGGCTTTAGCTCGTCATAAATCATCCCCGGCGCAATATCGTAATGGCGCTGTCCACCCGGTGTTGAAAACTCGGTTTCTGTATCAAGAGACTGAGCATCCCCACGTTTGATATAGAAACCCAGCGCCGCCGCAATACGTGCCGCCACGCGCTCACTCTCTTCATAATCCTTAATATCGGAGAGTCGGGTGATCACGCCATGGATGAGGCTAATCCCCCTTAACTGGTGAAGCCGTTTACGCATAGCCAGGTGCAGCATGCTGTCAGCCGAAACAGTTTTTAAACCAGCATTGAGTCCGGCAAAACTGGCAGGATGGTTCTTATAAACTCTGTAACCCGTCGGTCGGCCCCAGGCATTGACAATAATCCCCTGGCGGATCTGCTGCCCGGAGGTACTATTCAGGTTAAACGGAACAAAATCCGCCTCCAGCAGTTCAAGAGAAAACGGTACCTGGGTTGAATGCTGCAACCCGGCTACATTTCCCCGTACCATCTGTGTAAACACCTCGCCATCACGCAGTGCTGAACGTAACAAAAGCCGCTCTGCTTCCGGACGGGTAAACATCCCGGTCACTTCCGGACGAACCGACCATTCCGCCCAGAGCGCGGATAACTGACCAGCAAACTCAGAGTGGAGATTACCTTCAAGATCCAGCGGCTGCGGTTCAACGTGGATCCCGTGAGCACCGATGACCCGATCCTCCATCTTGTCAAAAAGACCAATCACCAGATCATGGTTTTCATCCAGCCAGCGGGCCTGTTCTCGTAATGAAGTACCGGCTGCAAATACAGCGGTGTCCGCCGACCGGGATTCACGTTTCCCCTTATGCAGGCGAGTCGGATTTGCTGCCTCATAGGCTCTGAGTCTGAGTCGGTTTTGTGCGCGTGATGCCGCCCACCCGGGCGATATTGCGCCCAGTGCCTTTTCAAAAAATCCCATGATTTGCCTTACAGAAAGTTAGCGAGTTTGAACGAGCCGCTGCGGTTTGAGACAGCGCGCCAGCGCCTTTCCCAATATTCAAGCTCGTCACGCAGGGCTTTAGGGTCATGGTTGGTAATTGCCCGGCCATTAACCCCCGTGAATGACACGCTTTTACCGTCCAGAGAATCCCGGTAAGCCTGGCGCACAGTTACCAGCATCTGCTGAATTTCTGATTTCGTCACAGCCAGCCTCCGTTGTCACTGACACCCAGCCAGCCACCAGAAAGCGGGCTGGGCTGTTCAGTTACAGAAACAGGAGACGAACGTACAGGTACCGTTTTTTTCACAGCAATCTCCCTGGGGCGATCCCCGTCTATGATGTTTGAATTACTCTCCTGAGCGGCAGCCCAAGTCGGGGGCTGTTCCCAGTCCCGGATTTTTTCATAACCACGCAGGACAGCGACGGCATGGGCATAACAGAAAAGGTCAAAGGCTTCGTTATTGCCTTTTCCGGGCTTGCGCCATTTTCCGTCCGTGCCACGTTCTTCGTAGGTCAGTTCTTCGTAGAACCACTCCCCCAGCCAGTCAGGAAAATGGATATACCCGGCACCGGGTGTTTCACGCTCAAGGTTGTTACTGAGCTGATCTTTCAGCAGGTCTGTCTGCAACAGATATACCGGAACCTCACCACGCGCATCCGCCCGGCGATCGCTTCGGCCTGTGTTGTCAGGGTGCGTTTTGGTAATGATTTTCTGGCGTCGGGTGCTGTCACCTTTTATCAGGTAAACCCGTTTACCCAGTCCGTCACGACGACACTGGCGCCAGAATTTATAGGCGTTATCCGTTACCCCATCTTCCCCGCCGCTGTCGACAGCCATTGCAAGAATGGGCATCCGCCGTGAAGGGTCTGACTGCAATGCATAGGTTTTTTCGAGGACATCCGTGATGAGCAGTTGCCAGTCTTCCGGATAGGATCCGGGATGCACCTGCTGTGCCTCACCATTTTCATCACAACGCAGGGACTGGCGGATGTTATAGCGGTCCACCAGCCAGCGTTCGCCGTTTTCACCGTACCCGATGATCTGGACGACAAAACGGCGCTTCTTCCCACCCTGCACATCCACCGACGCAAGAAGAAAACGGACTTTCGGCGGCACAAGTCGTTTGCCATAATCTTCTGCCCGCAGCATCAACACGTCAGCACGTCGCTGCTCACTGGCTGCACGGGGAAGATAAGGAAGCCCCCAGTCAGTATTAATTACGGTCTTGAGCGTTTCTTCGCTTCCGGTGGCCTCATAGTCCTGTTCCGCCGTCAGTAATTTGTAGACCAGTTGCGCCCATGTCTGGTATGCCGCCGCTGGTCCCTCCATCCAGAACGAGGCAATGCGCGAGCGTCGGGCTTCTCCGGTGATGTTGCCCTCACGGTCGATAGTTTGTCCCTCTCTCAACCAGACACCCTTTCCGTTCAGTTCCCGCTTCCTGTCGGCGGTAATCATGCCGCTACAATGCGGACAATCAATATGCGCCGCTTCACTGGCCTTTACCGGGTCAGACATTTCCCGGTAGCCTGTCATCGCCTCCATGGCTGGTTGAAAGTATTCCCCGCAATGTGGACATGGCCAGTACCAGCGGCGACGATCGCCGCGGTTATATAAAGACAGGATCCCGGTTGTGGGAGGGGCTTCGTGAGGTGACTTTCTCCGCCACTTCGTATTGGTGATATCCCTGCCCGGTGAACTCTCGACCAGCGTCATCCCCGCCGACATAAAGGTGGTGGTACGTTTTGAAGCAAGCGAAAATCCATCCCCTTCCCCGTCGATATCTTCCGGGAAGCGATCGTAATCCGTCAGCGCCACACACTTAAAATCTGAGGATGACATGATGTTGATAGACGGCCAGCCTATCTTCAGGTAGTTCCCGGCAAGGAAAGTCCGGTCATGCACGTTGTTGTCATTGCGTGAGGGACTCAGCCGGCATGCCACCTCCGGGCTGACACGAAATGTTCGGGCCAGACGTTTTTTGGAGTGTTCGCGCGCTTTCTCTTCCGTCATCTGAATGATGAGCATGTCAGACGGATCGCAGACAACGTTGTACACCACCCAGCCATCAATCAGACCAATGGTTTTACCCGTTCGGGCAGGGCCAACAAAAATGACAGCATCATATTCGCGTGATGCCAGGCAGTTCATCGGCTCCACAACATAAGGGGCAAGATTAGGATCCCACTCAACGGAGTTACCCACACCGACCGGAACACGCATATATTTATGTACGGCTTCGGCTACAGGCATTCGGCGCGGTGCTCTGATGATCCCGGCAGTGTTTTTTCTTAGCTCCGCCGCCGTGGCCTGTCGCATGGCTTACTCCTCTTCTGGCGAACTGTCCTCCTGTTCCGGTGTATCTGCCTGCTCAACCTTCAGGGCTATCTGATCTCGCAGGTCATCAATGACTTTTTGCACCCGAACGACAGCTGCAGGCGTCATCGCGCAATCACGTTCAAGAATATCCGGCAGCGTTTCCAGCACCTGAACGACGGCTTTTGCCATCGATGAAAATTCTCGGGTCACTGTCGATGCCGGGATTAACTCACCTGTTTCCTGCTGGAATTTAAGCCTCTCGCGTTCAGACTGAAACCATGCCTTACGATCCGGCGGCAACATCTTATCGATATCCACCAGCTCGGGTGCCGTGGTCCGGCCCAGCAGTTCCCGGAGAATATCGACAACAGAATAAAGCTTGAGACGAGAATTACTGCCCGGAGCAGGCTCAACATTATTCAGCCTGCTGGAGATCGTCTGACGATGAAGATCGGTCACCGCTGCCAGCTGATTGATATTGAGGCGAAGGTTTTTCAGTTCGTTATCCATGATGATGAACAATATTTAACCATTTCGACATCGTAAATAATTTCACGACTGAAATATCAACAAGTTAAGGGAATGATGATGATGCCGATAAAATGCAAAAAACCAGCCGTTTTCCGCGTGTCCTCGCCCCCTCGGTGTTCAGAATCGCCAGGAGGACCCGCGCAAATGATAGTAATTATCAATTGAAGGGTGTAAAAAAGGCCGCTAAATGCGGCCCATTGTCGTTAATTCAGTTGGTGTTTTTTTAGTAGTTGCTCTTTCTTTTCCCGATAGCCATCGGCCTCTGAAATAATCTGTTCAGCAGTCTTTCCATTCAATATGACTAAACGCATTTTATCGGAAGAATAACTGCCATCGTTATTAATGATGGCCTGAGTATCGTAATAACTTAAAGTGTCCAGAATTGCCGATTTAAGTTCTTCTTTCTTTGCATCAGAAAGTGACTCAACAACCTTCTCGCCAGAGTAACGCAAAGATTCCTGGCTTGAACCATCAAACTTTGGCGCGTTATCACAACCGGCAACGAGCAATGATAATGTTAACGCAATTACATATCTGATTTTCATTTGGTGACCTCATCCCTAACGGTAGGAGAAGTCTAACGAATAATCACGATGTATCACATAGCATTATCCCTTGCTCTGGGAGAATACCTGCTATTGTTTGACTCTCTCACTGAGTCGTAAACACGCTCACATGTCATTCCAGCCCGGTAGCTTTCGTCAGATCGCTCAGCATAATATCGAGCTTCTTCTGCAAGGCGTCCGAGCATGTCGGCGAGCACTGCGGCGTCGGCTCCGGCTGTTTTGCTTCTGACGGCAGCGGCAAGATCTGAGGTGTGCTTTGCGGCGTCCAGGCATGCGGCAAGCTTTGTTGCTTCGGTGCGCAACTGGCTAACAGTGGCAGACAGGCCAGCAGCAGTGGCAGCAGATTTAGCGGCTTGTGCTTGTGCATCTTTTACAGCCTCATCACGGGCAATTATGCGCCCTTGTTCAATCCAGCGTGCGGCAGTCTGCGCGTTCGCTTCCTGTGAAGATTCCACGCTATTGCGGTCAGCCCACTTCTTTTGCCAGCCTCGCTCACTCCAGATGTTCCCGGCAAGAAATGCACCAACCAACATCAGCAAAACAATGATTGTTTTCCACCGTGCTTGAACAAAAGCAAAGACCGCTGTCATACCAGCAACGCCGCCCGCGCTTTGTTATAACGACTATTTCTGTCAGCCAGTCCATTCTGGCCACCGTTAATGATCTGCGTTACACGGACAACATCACCTGAATACATCAGACAACCACGTAATGTGAAATACCATGCAGCAGAACGGGCTGCATGTTTCTCCTGTGTCAGCAACTCTGGTGTGCTGATCAGATCCAGCTTCAGCGCCGCACCGCATTTGGCGTAGTTCTCGCGGCCGGTGATTTGAAGCAGGCCACGACCGCGATATTTCCAGCCGTCACCCTGGCTGTTATTCCCCATGCGGTCACCATAAACCAGATTGGCTATTTGCGGCTGGTGGGCCACCTGCTTACCATCGACACGCCCCAGCATTTCACACTGATAAGGCGTCAGGCGTTTACCAAAGGTTTTCTTTAGCCCGTCTACCGAGTAGTTGAAGCTCTCGACCAGCGAGGTAAAACCAGCAGATTCATGCCCAACTTGTGCAATGAACATGGCCTGATCGGTAACTGCTGTGATTCCAAACTCTTTCATTGCAGCATCAATGTGCGGAAACCAGCGTGCAGAAAGCCCGGCGCTGATACCAGCCGCCTGCTGAAATTGTGATTGGTTCATATGTGTACCGGATTAAACCACTATTAATGGTAGGGATTAGAATTCACCTAAGATGATGAAATTCAATTTAATTTAAGTCACAATGAGACTTAAGATAAATCCTAATGATTCTATCTACTTTGCGGGTTGTAGCGATGTCGTTGCGACTCGCTTTTTTATTTGTAAACAGCATCAATAAGCCGCGCCACATTGCCTCTGACGGAGACCAGCACAGACAGGAAAATAATGTTGGCCCCGATAGTGGCCCACGATGAATAAGGGTAGATACCGCACAGATAGGCCAGTGGTACAGCGCTGTAGATGACCGTAAGCAGCCACGCCAAGCGAGACACCCATGGTCGATGTCGGGAATCACCACGACGGTAAAACATCAGGGTCAACACTACCCCAGCGCAAAGCAGCGCGTTGATTGTTGCCGATGGGTCATTTAGTACCACCTGAACCTCCCCGGCGCGTTATCAGCGCCACCAGCGAGCCGACATCCTGGTTATTCAGGAACGTCAGGATTTTGACAGCTAAAGCAGAAACGATTACGGCTCCGATAGCGTCCAGAGGCTTATCACTGTAACCAGTCCAGTCAGCCAGCTTTGAACCAACCAGCCCTGAGCAGATGATCCCGGCAATGTAGGACACGACAAAATACGCCAGCCGACGTGCTGCGCTAAGGTCCGCAGCCGTTGCAATGTAAAATACAGCCCCGGCAAACGCGCCAAACACCACACCGTAATCTGTTCCGGACAGAAATCCATAGACACTGGCTCCCGTCAGGACACCACCAGCCAGCCCAGTACCGGAAATCGGATCGGACATTTAGCCCCCTCTTAATTGCTGTGAGTCCTCTCAGAATGAGGGGAATAAAAAAGGCCGCCAGATGGCAGCCTCGAAGTAAGTGCGGTTATTTACATTGGCGGTATGAGAGGACCTTCTAACACCTCTGATTCACCATTATGGCAAATGTCATCGCCTCTGGTCAGATGCCAGACACCTGTGATTGTTTTACCCGATTCCAGATCATCAACAGTGTCATTCGTGTAGTACGCTACCTGTACAACTCCGACATGCTGAATCCAGTAATACCCTTCTTTCATAAGCTCCTCCGCGATACTCAGCAGATAGTATAGAGCGGCACAAATAATGCTGTGGTGCAGGAAGCCACAACTTAACCTTTGCTAATAAAGAAATTTCGAAAGATGACGATAATGGGTAATAAATGTAAGGCCGGAGGAACAACCATGAGCATGACAGTTAGCACTTTGGGTCAGGACATACTGCAAAGCACAGTAAAACAAGCACCTTCAAGTACTGGCAACTCTGTTTCACAACAAATTCAAAACCTGAAAAAACAAATTGGTGAGTTGACAAAAGAGCTCAGCGCCATGGGTTCAAAAATAAATGAAGTAACCTCCGAAGATGAGGCAAAACTGCTTAAACAGCAGATGGAGATGATTCAAAGGCAAATCGAGTCTATATACGCAAAAATTGCTCAATTACAAAAACAAGAAGCAGAAAAAAACCAAATGGCATCGGTAGCATTACCTACGGTAAGTGACAATTCAAGTTCGAACGTTGCAGGGAATAATACTAAAAATATTGATGTCTACGTTTAGCAGTTGCCCCTCTCTCATTTTTCCTCTGAGTTAGAAACGAAAAAGCATTGGAGCATTGTGAGAACTTGTTTTCAAGTTAACGATTTCAGGTCGGCGATATGACAGGGGTACTGGTGCAATGCACCTCGCGAATACCCCTGTCGTATCGCCGGAAAGCAAAAACCCCGCGCTGGCGGGGTTCTCGTTATATTTAAATTGTTCGCTTTTCGTCGCTGCCATCGTGGCGCAGCTCTGCCAAGCATGAATGGATTATCTAACTTTCTGGGTAGTTTTCAATACCAGACACAAAAAACAGCACAAAAAAGCAAAAACATTATTCCTCTCTTCCCAAAAGTGCTTTCGCTGACAGGTACACCTTTGCTCTGAAAATCTGTAAACACCACTTCACTCGCTCTCTGGCCTTTTCTTGTGTCAGCCATGGCGCAATCGCCTGCAGTTCCCGGGTTATGTCTGAGATTTTTTTTCGGGTGGTGTAATACTGAAGACCAACAACATAAACCGGATCGTTTATATCCAGCGCCTGCAGTACGCATTGCTCAACAAAATCGACATCATCATTATGCAGGGCTTCATCAATCACACTGACAGGTGACTGGGGCCAGAGAATGCTGTGTGCCCTGTTCATTGCCTGCTGTCCACGGAATCCCTCTTCTCTCGCCTGATTTAACGCAACGGTGAATCGCTCGAGTGCCTTATCTGACCAGTTCCGTCCCTTAAGCACATTCCAGCACGCATGTCCTCGCGGCAAACGAGGCGCTGTTTTTCCTCCCACACCTTCCCCCCAGGTAGTGAGCAGGGATTTAATCCATCCGGACTGGATTCCCGTCAGGAGGATACATTTACCCAGCCAGCTTTTACGCGGTGCAGATGCTGCTTTACCAAGTGCTTCAAAATGATTACGTCGTTGACGTGGTGTCATCCTGTTCTTCTCCTTACGCCAGAACACCGAGCCCGTAAGCCCGGTCCAGCACTCTGATAATCATTACCGGCTGAGGTACATGCTTTCGCTCAAACTTCACCGGGTCGTTATGTAGTTCTGTATGGCACTGACGACACAAAGGGATCGCGAAAATATCATGCGCTTTCGTAGCCATCCCTCCTTGCCCCCAGCCGATTAAATGGTGTGGGTCATCTGATGGTTTGCCGCAGCATTCACAGGGCTGTGTTTTAATCCATTCCAGATATCGTGGGGTCGTCCAACGGATACGCTTTGGACGTTTCATATAGGTTTGCGGGGACTCAGGATCGACCAGAACACCAACTACAGGCTTAACCGCAGGCACCTGCGCTGGTGGCATGTTCACGGTTACTGTGCTGGCTTTGGCTGTAATGATGCTGGTGGCGGTTAGACCCAGTTCGATGTCGCATTCATGCATGACTGACTGATGATCTTCCGAAGGAATACGAAGCGCCCGACTGGCTACTGATTCGGGAATTGCGTCGGTAACACCCATACGCACCGACCACCAGCATAGCTCCGCCAGCGACAGTTCTCTGGAAGGATCCTGATTCAGCGCCACCATGATGCTGTTGATAATCCAGCTAATAACATTACATCTCGCCAGCTCTGCAAGTTGTTCGCTGTAGTGGTCGCGCAAATGGTTATCACAATGTCCACACAGAAGAACCGATCCGGGTTCATGACGCAGAGTGGTTAACTCGTGATAATGGTAATCGCTGTGTGGCCACTGGCAGCAGCTACCGCCATAACGCAGAAGCCAGTAATCAAGGCCACTCAAACCACCAGCAGCCTTTATAACTTTTTCATCCAGGAAGAACGGTCGCAGCGACTCGTCACACGCAAGCGGCTGGCGAACGTCAGGAACACGGCCAGCAGGCAACCGTTCCATACCTGCCGGCTGGCTTTCCACCAGCACACGTTCACAACTGAATAATGACATCAGCTCGCTGCCCGGCTTGAGCAGCACAATTCCAAGCTCACGCGCAACCACCGGCTTCAGCAGCGCCCTCATTCTGCTATCTCCCCGATAATTATTTGTCCCTTCTCTCCCCATAATTTAGTGACGCGTGAATCCCAGATGTGAGCATCATCTTCGTAAATGGCATCCATCAGGGCTTTCATCATGTTGTCGAAATCAGGTTTAGCCTGGTGTGGTTTACCGTTGAACTCAGCCCGTTTCTTTTTGCTCCAGCTCGCTGGCATCGGCAGAATGAAGGTGACATGTGAACCGCTTTCCGGCAGCTCAACACCCCGCAGACGAACTTCATCACAGAAAGCGCGGTAACGCAGAACCTCGGGGCGTTTTTTCCATTTGTCAGCGCGCGTCATTCTGGGCTTACCCATTGGGGTGATATCGTAGACTTTCACAATCACCTCCATGTCCGTTGTTGCCAGGTTCTGTCCTGACGAGGAGGCTTAGATACTTCCGGCAAGAACGCGCTGATCGTCCAGTGAATGAAGTCATTATCCAGACTACGCTCGGTCTTAATCTGTTTTGCGCGATAACGGGCTTCCAGTTCGTCAGCCTGCTCAGTGGTGAGTTGGGTATGTTGAAACCAGCTTTTCTTCATAACGCACCTCTGGATGCGGCAAAAAGAAAATCGCTGGCGTTGGTTAACGTCAGTACGCGGGATTGCTTGAATTGATCTTGCGCCATGGGGCTTTCTCCTGTGGCGCAGCAGGTATAGGTTGTTCAGGCCTATGACGGGAGTGTAACAGAATTTTGGGTAACGCGATAACCAGCCCTTTCCAGCATCTGAGTAAACAACGTAGGTGTACCAATAATTTCATTATCCTGAAGAGGCACGAAAGACACCATGCTACCGCGACGGTACATTAGGGCGCGCTCACACTCTGGAAATGATTGCAGTCTGGCAACGATGACCCCATCGTGACATCTGATGACTGCGTAGCCTTTTTTGGGCAATTCTACTTTTTCTTTCACCTAAACTCCCCCATGCAAACGGGATCAAAGTAACACCCAGAATAATTAATAAAACCAGTCGTCAGCGCTTTCCCAGGTATCCTGGAGGATTGATTCAATTTTCTTTTTGTCGTCCTTGTCACCGCCTAAAACACTTAACCCATCTGACCCGGCACGGCGGATTGTGAGCCTGCAATTGTCATAGTGATCATTCAGGCGCTTAAGCAATTCTTTCTCCAGTGCTGGTACCGCGCCTTTAGGAAGTTCCTTCATGCGATCAATTAGTAATTCAACTTTCATAATGGCCTCCACTGCATATACTGTGTTTTTATACAGTATACCTACGCACAAAAATGATCAACGGCTTAAGAGCACAAATTGTTAAATTTCTGTCAGTAGTAAAAAAAGAAAACCCGCCGTAGCGGGTTGAATTAGCACTGTTTTATTCTTTCTGCGGCACAATCCCGTAAGATTCGCCCTCACTAACGCCTCATCAATGATCAACTGTGTGACCATGAGGTAAAGTGTTAACCAACTTTCATTCGCCTTTTTCAATCAGCAAAGGGCTGGTTAGTGCCAATAGCGGACGTTATTAAGCTTATGCAAAGAACAACGTTATATTTTGTCCTGATTGACACGGGATGAAAGCTCCTGATGGTTCTCTTTTCGTTCGCTGTAGCGATCCGCAAGATAGCCGGTTTGCCCCTTAAGCAGCAGAGTGATTTTAAACAGCTCTTCGGCTACATCGACAATGCGGTCATACCATGACGAAGGTTTCATTCGTCCGTTTTCGTCGAACTCTTGCCATGCCTTGGCTACGGAGGACTGGTTAGGGATCGTAAACATCCGCATCCACCGGCCCAGAATACGCATCTGGTTCACTGCATTGAAGGACTGTGAACCTCCGCAAACCTGCATTACCGCAAGTGTTTTGCCCTGCGAAGGACGAACTGCGCCTTCACTTAATGGTATCCAGTCAATCTGCGCCTTCATAACTGCGCTCATAGCCCCGTGCCGTTCCGGAGAACTCCACACCATCCCGTCACACCATCTGACCAGACCGCGCAGCTCGGCGACTTTAGGATGTGTATCTGGCGCATCATCCGGCAGGGGTAAACCTGAGGGATTAAATAGTTTTACCTCCGCGCCCATCGCTGCCAGCAGGCGACCAGCTTCTTCCGCAGCAAAGCGGCTGTAGGAGCGCTCTCTAACTGAGCCATATAGGATCAGAATCCGCGGCGGCTCGTGCAGGTGCAGGCGCTCGGCGATGTGTTGATCAAAGCATTCACTATTCAGTGCTGGAAATTGTTCCATTTTTCTACTCCGGAGAGATTAGATGATTTCAAATTTAATACATATGATTTACCATATGTATATTCTAAAGGGAACGGAGTGAAAAATGCTACAACCTGTTCAGCTTTTCAAAATCCTGTCGGATGAAACCCGGCTCGCCATCGTCATGATTCTCCGGGAGTCAGGAGAACTGTGCGTCTGTGATATCTGCGCAACCATTTCCGAATCACAGCCCAAAGTCTCGCGACATATGGCTATTCTTCGCGAGGCTGGGTTGGTTCTGGATCGTCGTGAAGGCAAATGGATCCATTATCGTCTGTCACCCCACATACCGGCATGGGCAGCGGAGACAATCACAACGTCCTGGCAGTGTATGCGAGAGGATGTGCGTGAATGGCTGGATAAATCAGCCTGCACCTCCTGTTGAGAAATGAAAACACATTTACATAATCATATATAACGGAGTCTGAGATGCTTTTGGCAGGGAGTATATTTTTACTGACGCTGATACTGGTGATCTGGCAACCCAGAGGCTTGAGCATTGGCTGGAGTGCGAGTATCGGGGCTGTGCTGGCGCTGGTAACCGGTGTCATCCATATCAATGATATTCCCGTTGTCTGGAATATCGTCTGGAACGCGACAGCGGCATTTATTGCGGTCATTATCATCAGTCTGCTACTCGATGAGGCCGGTTTCTTTGAGTGGACCGCACTGCACGTCTCCCGCTGGGGTAACGGGCGTGGTCGCCTGCTGTTTTCCTGGATAGTGTTGCTCGGTGCCGCTGTCGCTGCTTTGTTCGCCAATGACGGCGCCGCGCTGATTCTGACACCAATTGTGATTGCGATGCTGCTTGCAATGGGATTCAGCAAGGGCACAACACTGGCCTTTGTGATGGCCGCAGGATTTATAGCAGATACGGCCAGCCTGCCGCTCATTGTTTCTAACCTGGTGAATATCGTCTCGGCGGACTTTTTCGGTCTGGGCTTTACGCAGTATGCCTCCGTTATGATCCCCGTAGATGTGGCAGCGATTGCGGCCACGCTAGTCATGCTGCATCTCTTCTTCCGCAGGGACATTCCGGCGACGTATGACGTTTCGCTGCTGAAGACTCCTGCCAGTGTGATAAAAGATCCGGCAACGTTCAGGGTGGGCTGGATTGTCCTGTTATTGCTGCTTGTCGGTTTCTTTGTTTTGGAGCCTATGGGGATCCCGGTCAGTGCGATAGCGGCTACTGGCGCAGCAGTACTGTTTATAGTGGCGAAAAGAGGTAATGCCATCAACACCGGAAAAGTCCTGCGCGGTGCGCCATGGCAGATCGTTATTTTTTCGCTGGGCATGTACCTGGTTGTTTATGGCCTCCGCAATGCAGGGTTAACGGAGTATCTGTCTGGCGTGCTAAACCTGCTGGCAGAAAAGGGATTATGGGCAGCAACGTTTGGCACCGGCTTTCTGACCGCGTTCCTGTCGTCGGTGATGAACAATATGCCGACAGTGCTGATTGGCGCGCTGTCGATTGATGGGAGTACGGCGACTGGCGTCGTCAAAGAGGCAATGATTTATGCCAACGTGATCGGCTGCGATTTAGGCCCGAAAATCACCCCGATTGGCAGTCTGGCAACCCTGCTTTGGCTGCATGTGCTTGCCCAGAAAAATATAACGATTACCTGGGGATATTACTTCCGCACCGGCATTATCATGACTCTGCCCGTGCTGTTTATCACTCTGGCCGCGCTGGCGTTGCGGCTCTCCATCACTTTGTAATGAGATACAGATATGAGCAACATTACCATCTATCACAATCCAGCCTGTGGCACCTCACGTAACACGCTGGAGATGATCCGTAACAGCGGTAACGAACCAACCATTATTTATTATCTCGATACTCCCCCGACTCGTGATGAACTTAGCAAACTGATTTCAGATATGGGCATTTCAGTACGTACATTGCTGCGTAAGAACGTCGAACCTTATGAGCAGTTGGGTCTTGATGAAGACAAGTTTTCTGATGAGCAGTTGATTGATTTTATGCTTCAGCATCCGATCCTGATTAATCGGCCGATTGTAGTGACACCGATCGGCACACGTCTTTGTCGGCCCTCCGAAATGGTGCTGGATATTCTACCGGAAGGTCAGAAAGGAGTGTTTACCAAAGAGGATGGAGAGAAGGTCATTGACGAAACGGGTAACCGAGTTAAGTAATCTGCCCACTTCAAAATATCGGACGCCTGTTAACGCTATGCGGGCGTCCGCTTTTCGCTCATAGCGGACCAAAATTAAATTCTAAAACGACGTGGCTAAGTGGAAGTCCATAGTGAATGACGGGATGCTCCCGGCAGCGCCGTAATAAATCAGCGCCCGCTAGAGGTAGACGTTGTTTCATGATGCTATGAACGCTCTTGCCAGACAATCCAAGCAACAGCCGCTTCCCATGAAATATATCCGTTATTGCCATGTTTCGCCCTGCGAAGATCAACCGTATCACCAAACCTTTCAATGATGAATTTTTCAAATTCTATGCGTTTCTCTTCGTCGTCCGTTAAATCCATGTTCTCCCCAGCAGCATCTTACTAATCGCTCTTATTGCATAAAAAATAACATATCCGTTAGAGAGTGAAAAACCCGCCGGAGCGGGTTTGGTTTTGATGGTGAGTGCTATTTATTGATAACTATTTCTGACAAACTTTCTTAGATTTGCTGATAGAGCCATCATTACAAACAAACTTTTCACCCGAGCAATGCGATATTCCGCCTTTCTTACCTGAGCATGGCTTGTTTGCTGCCGTTGCTGTCAGTGAGAAAAGTGACACCAATAAAACAACAAGAACTTTCTTCATATCCCTATCCCCATCAGTAAAAGACAGGGGATCGTAGCAGGGATTGATGAAGCAAAAAAGAAAACCCGCCGTAGCAGTTTGAATTAGCAATGTTTTATTAAGACGCTATTTGTTTCTGCTGACAAAACTTCGGCAGGTTAGCCCTTACCAGAGATTCAGCTAATGGTGGCTATACAACAAAAAGTAAAACTACTATAGTGGCCTTTTGGTTAGCCTCTCTACGCTATCGGATCGGCCTGCCTATCTGCAAATACTTATCACCTAATGTGTTTAAATTACTGATGGTGCTTAGCAGAAATCATGAAGCGAAGATGTAAAAAAAAGCCCACTCGGACATGGGCGGGCTAAAAGAAGAGAAATCGAACCTATTATTATACGAGGTGCTGCAACAAGATGTGACGCATCTTATCAAATGTAAAATGCGGTCATCCCTTTGAAAAACTTAAACGTAATCTCATTTTTTTTCAAATCAGTCCTCGCACTACTCTTCATCTCCATTTGGACTGCTTAGTTCAATCTCCCACTCTATATCCTTCCCCTGGAACTGGGGCATTACCTCGCCCTTATCAACACTTGTCACAACCTTATATGACTCGTTTTTCCATAAACCCGTCTGAGGGCAGATTTGACCTGATGTTGACTTAGAGGCTGGAGGCGCTGCTCCATCTTTAAGATAATTATAACTGTCAACATAACCATACCCACTACGATTCACTGATGAAACCATAAATACTCCATACAATTATCCATTCATAGTATGTAAATGCGGTCACACATTCTAAAAATTAACATTGCAACAATAATTTATTGATATATATCACAAAAACTAGCTTATTCCTGCTAGGTCTCGGTTCATATGGTTGTGAGTAAGTCCTTCACAAAGATAATCCAGTGGGTTTTATCGTTCTTTCCGGTACGCTGACCAATTGCAGGTTTCACATCTGTAAGCGCCAGAATCTGGCTAACTGGGATCTGCGTTTCGTTCCATTTGAAGATGAGCACACCGTGTGGCCGCAACACGCGGAAAGCCTCTTTGAATCCGACACGTAAATCAGAACGCCACGTTTTTTTGTTCAGTCGCCCGTACTTTTTACCCATCCATGCAGACTGGCCCACGCGCTCCAAGTGCGGTGGGTCAAACACAACAACCGGAAACGTTGCGTCGGCGAATGGCAGCGCACGGAAGTCGGCAATCAGATCGGGACTGATAACCAGGCGGCGACCGTCGCACAACTCGTGCTCTTCAGCGCGGATATCAGCGAACACAGTGCGGGTGTCCTGCTTGTTGAACCAGAACATGCGGGAGCCGCAACACACGTCCAAAATTGTTTGCTCGGACATCTCACTCCCCCTTCACACCAATGCCAGCGGCGGCAGCTTCAGTCTTCACGGGAATGAAACGAGATGGCGACCAGTCGCAATAGGTATCCGTTTCGGTGTGTCCGAACATGGCTTTACAGCGCCGGATGTGATAGCAGTTACCGCAACTCGAACCTTTTGGTAGGCGCATTTTGTCCGGGTCGGAATGGTCGTAATTCAGCACCTTGATGGCGTCGCTCATGACTGCACTCCTTGGCGAAGTTGGGCGGAGAACTCATCAACCGCATCCGATAGCGAACGGTAGTAAGCTTTAGTCTCGACAAATACGGAATTTTCCTCACCGCAAAACTTCAAGAATCCTTCCACACCCTGTGCCCGCACTTCGGCCAGGAAAGCGTCAGTGGCTGGGGTTTCTGGCTCGTAACCATCGGCGCTGACGTAACGGGTAATCTCCTCTTCGTAGAAAGTTTCCGGCTCGATGTGTGCAACATGACAATCGTTAATGATGAAATTTTTCAGCCCCGCATTCTCCGCCGCCAGCTCCCTGCACTTGCTCTCGGCATTAGCGAGCTGTACTGCCAGTTCTTCGTTTTGCAATTGCAGATTTTCGATACCAGCTTTTGCAATATCACAGGCCTTTTCCACGCCCTCCATCAACTCGTTTAACGCAGCAAGTTTCGATTGCTGCAATGCACATTTTTTCTCTAATTCTTCGTATGATGGTTTCATGCTGGCATTCTCCCCACGATATCTATAACCCGGCGCATAACCGCACTTCCCCGAAAATCTGCTGGTAACTCAATCACAGGCTTACTCGATCCGTATGAGAATCGCTGGAGATCGAAATCAATCACAGCCTTCTGGTCCCTGAACAAACCAAGACGACCGTAACGAATGAGTTCGCCTCGTTCAGCTGCTACACGGAAATACTTCTCAGCAGTCTGACGATGCAGCGACAACATCTGTGATGCCTCGCTAACGGTTAAGCGTCCACGGATTTTCACCTCTTCGATGATCACCCGGATAAGTGCCGCCTGCTCTTCTGGTGTGTTTGGTCTTGGCATGCTGATCATCTCCGGGCCATACGCAGGCATTCATTACGTTGCTGTGCTATACGTGACACTTCAGCTGAACTACGGGCAATGTCTAACATGTCGGTATATACTTTTGCCGCGCGCCGCCAGAGTCCTCGGGACTTCAGGTCTTTCGCCATTTTCTCTGCTAATTGCGTTTCAACCGGGTCATTTTTCTCTTCCATGAAGGGCAGTTTTACGTCAGGTAATTCGGCATCCGGAGCGATGTTATAAAAATACTGAGTTCCGTTGTGAGTACGCAGGACTGTGCCGCTAATAGTCAACGCGCGCAGAAACTTACCTGCGGTGCCGGATGGAATATCCAGTGCTTCACATACGTCACGTAATACGCAGTTCGGGGTATGGCGCACCACTATCGCTACCCGGTCTTTCTGAGAGATTTCTATGGTCATTGGTCAATACTCGTTTTAGTTACTTCACGACCCGTAAATGGGTCACATTTTTGCGATAACTTTCCCAGGCGAAATTTACCCAGATACCGTCATCCATGGTTAAGCGGTCCATGACCCGCTCACCCAGAACTTTCGATAACTCGTCATAATTCAGGTTTGTTAGCACCCCCACTGGTTTCATTGACGCCATACGGCGATCGATAATCTGATTAAGTAATACCCACTCATTGCGCGTATCACGTTGAACACCAACCTCATCAAGAACAAGCAAATCAACCTTGCACAAATCGTCCAGCAAATCGGACTCAGACTGGCCCTCGTCATAGCATTTGCGTGCGCGAAGCATCAAATCAGGTACTGTCACAACCAGAACGGAATAATCGTGTTGAAGCAGGTAGTTCCCGATTGCCGCGGCAAGATGATTTTTCCCTGTTCCGCAACTGCCGCTGAATATGAAACTGGTAAAGCCATTCCCAAAGTTATGGGCGTAGCTCTTTGCCATCGTCAGCGCGTGTTTCTGCCCGTCGTTGCTCACCTGGTAATTTGCAAATGAGCACCCCCTGTGCAACTCGCAGATCCCTGAGCGCCCAAAAATCCTTTCTGAACGGTTACGCTGATTTTGTTTTTCCAGTTCAGCTGCGCGCTTTCGCCCTTCTTCCTGCTGCCAGGCCATTAATTCCTGACTGCTGGTAAATTTCGGCTGAACACCTGCAGGCATGAGATTACGTAGACGGCCAAGCAAATCATTCGTCGATTTCATCATTACCCCCTGAACCCCGGCGGGATCTGAGTGTCAGGTTGTGAAACGCCAAAGCCAGCCTGTCGACGTGTACCTGCCGATGGTGAGGAAGATTTGGCGCGTGATGTTTTCAGGCTGGAAGCAAAAGTCTGTTCCCACTGGATGTGGTGTTTAACTTTCCCTTCGCATTTCCAGTAGTCCCGGAACTGCTGTAATTCGACGGCTGTATACCCAGGTAAATCCCCAAGGTTTATCCCCCACTGCGCAGCCTGGCGTACAAAGTCATCACCAGGTGTCCAGTCATCTGTGATCGGAAATTTTCCTATAGGCGGTAAAAAGTCACCTGGCGCGTGTAACTCTCTCTCTTGGTTTTCTTTTAGATCTGTATCTGTATCTGGATCTTTATTAGTTGGGTTTCCGTTGATGTTCTGTTTTAACGGTGACTCAACACCCGTTGAACACTCGTTGTTATTTTGTTTGTTATTCGCTCCTTTTTTAACTTTTCTCGCCTGAGCGGATGCTTTTCCAGCTGCTGACTTTTGGCTGATCGAGTTTTTAACCGCCTCCAGATCACGCTCTATACGCTCCTGTACCCATTCGGTTCCGTTATCGTTAAAAAACTCTTTCAACGAAGGTTCAACGGCATCCCAACGGTCGTTACTCAGCCGTGCAATTTTCGATAGTCGGTTTTTGGGGATCGGGCGACCTGTTTGCCAATAATTGAACATAAGTAGCAGGTATGCGCCATGCTCTTCTGTAGACAGATGCATGGTGTCCGCCAGGTAATCAGCAATGTAAAGTTGCATGTAAGGCAGAGCTGCCATGGTTACTCCCTTGTCCGGTTTCCCGGCGCGTAATGGTTATTGCTCAAAACTCGATTAAAAAAATTGCGGCGCTACGGCACTTATACTCGCCAGTAGTGGTCCCGCCGCGTCAGCAGGTAACATGTTGAACAATGCAATTGCCGCTTCACGAATCTCCTTCTCAAGCTTCTGTAACGGAGCGCCGATTAATTTGGCCTGGTGTGCCTCGCTGCATTCTTTGATAGCGCTGGCCACCAGCTCAGCTTCTGTGCTCGCATTACTTAATCCGTGCTTTCTGGCAATCTGAACTGGCATAGCAGCAATGATTGAACCTGACAGCTGCATAACGTAAGCCGTGTATTTTTCTGATCCCCCTTCGTTTTTCAGATACCGGAATAAATTCTGTTTATTAACAGCAATTCCACGGCCATCTGCTTTGGCCCACTCTTCTGCCACCAGTTGAGCGATCCGCTCCTGTGCCTGTCCTGGTAATGTCGATTCCCATTCACGAACGGCAGCCAATATGGCACGGTGCTGGATGCCGTCACGGCGCTGGGGTTTAAAATGATTTTCCGTTTTCAACGGAATAGCTAAACGCTGGCTATGATGTTGATACGTGGCTGATTGCATGATTAAGCCTCCTTTTGAGGTAAACCATCAGTGGGGTTTGGATAAAGATCCGGTCTGATTTCATGTGGGGTGACTTTCCAATCCAGCGCCCTGCAGGCGTTTAGAACCTCTGTGCTGGCGACTTGAGTGCGAAACCAGACTGAAACTGTCTGTGAGTTTTTGCCTAAGCGGCGAGCCAGTTCTGATTGGCTGCCACACAGTGAAAGTATTTTCTGTTGAATGTGATCTTTCATGCTTCCTCCCAATTTAAGAATCACATAATTGATAAATAATTTGTCAATGTCAAGAAACTTAATCAATCACATCTGATAAGAAAGTTTGTATGCTTGCTTATGGGTTTGATTTGGATACGAACATGAACTTCGAAGAAAGACTGTTACGAGCTCTTGATGAAGCTGGAATATCTCAATCTGAGTTGGGTCGCAGGGTTGGGGTAAACTCACAAACGGTTAGTAACTGGTGCAATACCGGCAATTTCCCACGCAAGGAGAAACTGGCCCTATTTCCAGAAGCTCTAGGTAAGCCGTTGTATTGGTTCTTTTTAACCGATGAAGAAGAGTCTTATCTTAAAGCGACCAGTGAAAGTAAAACGGTACTGAATGAGAAACAAGCTGCGCTACTGGAGATTTTTGACCAGCTACCAGAAGTCGAACAAACCCGCTTCATTGAACTAGCCAGCAATCGACTTGAAGAGCTTGATAAATTCATGGCTGAATTTCTCAGCAAAAGAAAGATCGAGCCATCCCCCACTAAAGATTGATTCCAACCATACAAGAGGTCGCTTAAGGCGGCCTTTTTTATTGCTTCCCATCGCCAAAAGAACCCACAAAAACAATCACTGAAATAAATTATGTCAAATCTCCGTTGACTGATGACATATTTATTTGTAGTCTGATTTTAGAAAATCAGTCATCAAGGCAGGACGCCCACGAAGTAGCTGCCGGCGGCATACGAATCACCGGATGAGATGGCAGGCATTAACACGCAGCAGGTTCAACGTTCCGCCAGCCTGGCGACAAGGGCAACACAAGAGGATAAATCCATGATCGATTTCGCACGTAAACCAGTGCGGTGTCAGGCCGTACATCTAAATCGCATTGAAGTCATCATTCGACTGATTTGCTACACGCTTGCCCAGAAGGGCGACCCGTCTGCCGACCAACAGACCGTAGTTCGTTAATAACGAGTTTGACCAATGGCTGTTGCCAGCATCAGTAAGGAAGTGACTATGGAGTTTGGAATGAAACGTGTGGTGGCATCTGTTCAGGTGGTTGCCATCCTCAACAGGATTTACAACGGCAGCCCTGTTTCCATCGCATCTATCAGTAAGGAATCAAAACTGTCTGTGTCTTACCTCGAGCAGATTTTCTCGAAGCTGCGCAGCAGTGAAATCGTCACCAGCCAGCGTGGCGCTGGTGGCGGGTACCACCTTAGCAAAGCAAACCCCAGCGTGGCTGACGTCGTTCGCGCCGTTACTCACACGCCTGATTCATTTGAGCCCGTGCTGAATGCTCTGGAGTGGGTCCCCGTCGCACAGCTGGCGCAGGGAAAATCCCCCACCCCATAAAGCACAAAACCCGCGCAAGGCGGGTTAAGTACCCGGTCAGCCGACCAAAGCTTTCCGGAACGAGTTTTGACCAATAACCACTACCTTAGGCGGCGATCATCAGCTGCCGGGTATCTTACAATCCTATGGAGCCCGAACGCAATGTTAACGTATGCGTATCTTATTAAAGCCAAAGCGAAAGCAACTGAGGCAAAAAACCTGTTTTGCTGGTTCTCTGCGAAATCAGATTCCCGTGCAGAACGCGAAATCCTCAATATTCTCGAAGATAACGATATTGCCGTCGGTCGTGGCGCCGACTATCAATTACCTGTCCGCACCAACTGGTTTGTTGTTGACGATCTACCTGAGGAAAGCACACTTGATGACACATGGTGCGATCGTTACGAACTGGCAGAAGACCAGCAGACGTGGCAACTGAAACAGAAGCCGGAGAATGAAAATCTGGAGGCTTCCAGCCAGCAAAAACCTGAAACTTCCAGTGCCAATGTATCCACCAGCGATGCGCCAGCATTGCTCCGCCCCATATCTCGCCTGCGCCTGTCTCAGCGGCTGATTGCGCACCTGTTAAATGACGGCGAAGAGAAGGAAATCAGTGAAGCGCGGCACGTCGAGATTGGACAGATGGAACTGGACGATAATGATCTCTATATACAAAACCTGTTACTGGCCGTTGCAAATGTGCCAGCGGCGAAAGAGCTTTCTGCCCATGTCGAGTGGAACCTGGCAAACGCCATAAAAGAAGTCTTCGACCGTGAGCAGGTTTATACCGTCGCTTCATTTGAGGAATTTATTACCGAATGGATTACGGAACCGAAAATGCGGACTCAAACCGTGCAGAAGTGGATTAACGATAAGAAAGCACGAATTGTGGGTGATGAGCCCACCGTTCCACCTGTAACGCCAGAACTCATTACCGTTGCGACCCTCCCGCTACGCCAGCGCCTTTTAGCTCAGTTTATTTCTGATGAATATGCTTACCATATTGATACTGAACAGAAGAAAACCATTCAGGAACTTGAGCTGGATGTGGATAACAGCTACGTGCAAAATCTGCTGCTTGCTGCAGAGAATGTAGAACCATTCAGGAAAGCGCCAGAGATCGATATCTGGAAAATTGTCAGCGCGCTAAAAACTATTTTCCCGGTTGATGGTAAACGAGTGGATCTGTCTACCGTAATTCAGTTCTTTAAGGCCTGGTTCAACACTGAACACATTGATCGCGGGTTGCTGGTTAAAGAGTGGTGTAAGGGCAATCGTGTGTCTCAGATTCAGCGCTCTGATGCCGGAACCAACGCTGGTGGGGGCAATAAGACCGATCGCAACCCGGAACTTGTCCACTCGCTGGACACTCTGGACATTGATATTGCGCTGGCCACACTTCCAATGGATTTCAACATCTACGATATTCCGGGTGGCGTTTTCCGTCGCGCAAAAGAGATCATTGCTAAAAACGAAAGCCCGTTCAAAGAGTGGTCCGTCGCCCTGCGCAAACGCGCTGGCATCCTGGATTATTCCCGTGCCGCTATTTTCGCGCTTATTCGCAGTGCAGAAGAAAACACTCACCATTTCCCGGAACTGCTGAGCCGTTACATCAATAAGAACCTGACTGAAACCGACCACCAGCACCCAACTGAAGAAATCCTGGCGGCAGCCGGTCACGTGCCAGAAAAAAGCTGGGAAAACGAGATTAACGAGAAAGTCACAGCTGAACAGAACGCTGTAGCCAAACAACCAGAAATCGCCAACATGGGCAACGGGGTGTTCTCCATCGGTGGCCTAATGGGGAACACGCAAGCGCCAGCTCTTTCTGTCGTAGACCAGGTACGCCAGCGCGCCGTCGAGGATAAATTACATCATGCCAATACAGAGGAAGCCACCAGCGATGTGCAGATGGAAGAAACTGACAACAACGAAATCAAAGCTAATCCTGAAATGTCTCAGAGCGAAACAGCAGTTTTGCCAGTTAAAAGCGCTGATGCAACTGGTGACGCGCCAGCTTCCCTGAATAATGAACCCGTTCACCATATTAATACGGCCCCCCTGAACGCTTTTTATACTCACCTCATGGTTGATATGGAAACTATGGGCAACAGTCCTGATGCCCCAATAGTCTCTATCGGCGCTGTATTTTTCGATCCTTCAACTGGTAACACTGGTGCCGAGTTTTATCGGGTTGTCAGCCTTGAATCATCGATGTCGTTTGGGATGAAACCGGATGCGTCGACGATTCAGTGGTGGTTGAAACAATCGTCTGAAGCCCGCTCTGCCATTCTTGTCGATGAAGCCATGGGGCTGCTAGAGACTCTCGAACTTCTGGCTGATTTTATTGCTGAAAATGCTGCTAACGGTAGTCACACCGTTCAGTTATGGGGTAATGGGTGTTCGTTTGATAACGTCATTCTTCGCCGCGCATACGCGTTAACGGATACTCCCTTCGCTGTTCCGTTCTGGAATGACAGGGACGTAAGGACCATGGTTGAACTAGGCAAATCTGTCGGTATCAACCCACGCTACGACATCCCGTTTGAAGGTGACATGCACAATGCACTTTCTGATGCCCGGCATCAGATCAAATACGTATCAGCAATCTGGCAACGCCTGACCGCAAACTGATTTTCTAATTTCACAATTTACGGATCCTGCCTGGTATGTTTCTACAGGCAGGCCATCAGAGAGATGAGCTATGCACGAACTTACACTGTCTCCTCAGGAAATTGCAGAAATTACTGGCTATCAGCGCTACACCCACCAGCAGCGACAGCTGCGGTGTCACGGCATACCGTTCACCACTGATGGGCGGAACCGCCCAATTGTATTGCGCAGAAGTATTGATCCCGGAGTTTCTGAATTACCTAAGGTCGATGAATATGTTGCACTTGAGCCAAATTACGACGCAATCAATGGGCAGACCAAGAAAAGATCCTAAAGACAAGCACCTCCCGCCACGCGTAACTAAAAACCGTTATAGCTATGTGTGGAAGCCCAAAGGAACAAAACAAAGCGTAACTCTTGCACCTATTACCGGGACGAGTATGTCCCGGCTATGGGCGCGTTATGAGGAAGAAAAAGCCAAGCGTTCAGACGTAATGACATTTTCTAAATTATGGAAGTTATTCACCAGCAGCCCAGCTTTTGCTGAACTGGCTCCGCGGACACAGACTGATTACAGGTCGTATGAAAAAAACCTGGTCCCAGTGTTCGGGAATATGCGAGCAGATGACATAAAAATTGAGATGGTCAGGATCTATATGGATAAACGTGGCCAACGCAGTATTAACCAGGCAAACCAGGAACTCGGCGGGATGTCGCGTGTTTTCTCATGGGGATATGAACGAGGGTACGTGAAAGGAAATCCGTGCAAAGGAGTGCGCAAGTTCTCTTTAAAAGCCCGTGACGTGTACGTGACAGACGAAGAATATCAGGCAATTTATGAAGAGGCGGCACCAGCTCTCCGGGTTGGCATGGAGATATCTTACTTATGCGCAGCTCGCGTTTCCGATGTACTTTCTCTCAAATGGTCGCAAGTAAGCGAGGAAGGCATTTTTATCCAGCAGGGAAAGACCGGGACTAAACAAATAAAAGTCTGGACTGAACGGCTTCATAACGCCATCGAACTTGCAAAAACTCTGGGTGGGCAGGAAACGGTTATCTGTAGCAGCAAAAAAACTAAATACTCGAAAAGTGGGTTTAATGATCTGTGGGAAACGGCAAGGGAAGCAGCAGGAAAAAAACTAGATAGAAAACTGCCGTGTACTTTTCATGATCTCAAAGCCAAGGGAATATCTGATTACGAAGGCTCGAGTAAGGATAAACAACTATTCTCAGGTCACAAAACTGAAAGCCAGGTTGTGGTTTATGACAGAAAAGTGAAAATTTCTCCCACATTGGATCTTCCAGTCTTGGGCAAATCAGAAGATGATGATGGCGAGTTTTATACCAAGTGAATATACCAACACTATACCAAGTGTGACATGAGTCGTTGAAAGGAATTGAGCTAAGTGTTTGAATAGTGGCGGAGAGAGGGGGATTTGAACCCCCGGTAGAGTTGCCCCTACTCCGGTTTTCGAGACCGGTCCATTCAGCCGCTCTGGCATCTCTCCGTTCTGGTGGTTGCCATGATGCCAGGTAATTTGGCATTTTAACAGACCCAGTTCCGTCAATTTCGTTCAAGTGACGAGTTTGCGAGCAAAACGATGATTAAGTGGCCCTGGAAAGAGCAAGAAACAGCCCGGAATGATGACTGGCCCTGGGATGATGCCCTGGCAATTCCTCTTCTGGTGAATCTTACTGAACAAGAACAAGCCAGGCTTATTGCCCTGGCTGAGCGTTTTTTACAGCAAAAAAGATTGGTTGCGCTACAAGGATTTGAACTGGACGTACTGAAAAGTGCACGAATTGCTCTGCTTTTCTGTTTGCCAGTTCTGGAATTAGGCATCGAGTGGCTCGATGGTTTTCATGAAGTCCTTATTTACCCTGCCCCGTTTGTCGTGGATGACGAATGGGAAGATGATATTGGGCTGGTGCACAATCAACGGATTATTCAGTCAGGCCAAAGCTGGCAACAGGGTCCGGTGATCCTGAACTGGCTTGATATCCAGGATTCCTTCGATGCTTCCGGCTTTAATCTGATTATTCACGAAGTGGCACATAAACTTGATATGCGTAATGGCGATCGCGCCAGCGGAGTTCCGGCTATTCCGCTGAGGGAAATTGCGAACTGGGAGCACGATCTCCATGCCGCGATGAACAACATCCAGGATGAAATCGATCTGGTGGGTGAAACGGCCTGCAGTATAGATGCCTACGCAGCAACCGATCCTGCAGAATGCTTTGCGGTATTATCCGAGTATTTCTTCAGCGCCCCCGAGTTGTTTGCACCACGTTTTCCGGCATTGTGGCAACGTTTTTTCCAGTTCTATCGCCAGAACCCAATGCTTCGGTTGCGCGATAGCCAGGAAGAAGACCATTTTCGCTCATCAAATGTACATTAA